GAGAATGATGCCATTTGATGCCTACCGTTGTTATCTTTCTCTGAAGAATCACTTTACTAAAGATCATTATGATTATCATAAGTATCGTGGTAAGACCAGAGCAACTCAGCAAGCCTTCTACAAGAGGAAGGATCGATTTTGGTTTGAGAAATTTGCACGACAGAAAAAGGATAAGGAAGTAGAAGAGTTCTTTGTATCAAATTTTATATACTCTACTGATCCAGGTACGATGTGGATTGGCGAGATGATTAAAGAAGGTGAAGGAAGATATCAAGAGTGGCAAAAGAAAGTTCAATCATTATCTTATATTTTTAAGTCGGATATTGAGACTCTTTTTGATGGATATAAGGTGGATGAAGTGTTTGATTGTTCCAAAGGACATCCTCTCATTTTAAGGAGTTATTTGGGAAAGAATACCTCACTTGAAACTTTGGTAATATGTGATAGAATACTAGGGTATAGGAAAGATCTGGATAAAAAATTAAATGATCCGGTCTGGGAAACCGTCAGTCGTAAGATAAAAAAGTACTCTCCTTTCCTAAATATAGATGTACCACGTTATAAAAAAATCTTGAGAGAGATTGTCCTATGAGCGCATTTTTCAATTCAGATGTAGTCCGTGCAGAAATGGCGGAGATACAAGAGCTTCAAGAAGAAATTTATACAAATGTCTTCAAGTTCCCTACAATGTCTAAGGAAGATCAACTATACCATGTTGAGATTCTAGAGAGACTTTGTGAGAAACAGAAAGTCATGTATACTCGTTTGAGTTTATCTGATGATCCTGAAGCAAAGGAAATGAAAAAGAACATTCTTGCAGGAGCATCCCAAATGGGACTTCCTACTAATGTTGACATGAATATTTTATTCTCACAAATGGGACAGATGGTTGAGATGATGAGAAATCAACTTGACCCTGATTAAATTTTACATTATAATAGGTACATACAAGCCAAATCTCAAAAAATCAGAGGTAATCTAATGTCATTTAAAGACTTAAAAAAGCAGTCCTCTCTAGGATCTTTAACTCAGAAATTAGTTAAAGAAGTGGAGAAGATGAACAATACTGGTGGTGGAGGTGGTGATGACCGTCTCTGGAAACCAGAAGTAGACAAAACTGGTAACGGTTATGCTGTTATCCGTTTCTTACCTTCTCCTGAGGGTGAAGATATTCCTTGGGCAAAGATGTATTCACATGCATTCCAAGGTCCAGGAGGATGGTACATTGAAAATTCTTTGACCACAACAGGTGGTAAAGATCCTGTATCAGAGCACAATCGTGAACTCTGGAACAGTGGTAATGAATCCGATAAAGATGTTGTTCGTAAGCAGAAGCGTAAGCTTTCTTACTATGCAAACATCTATGTTGTAAAAGATCCTACCAATCCTCAAAATGAGGGTGGAGTATTCCTTTACAAGTTTGGTAAGAAGATCTTTGATAAGATCATGGAAGCAATGCAACCTGAGTTTGAGGATGAAACTCCAATTAATCCTTTTGACTTCTGGCAGGGTGCAAACTTCAAGTTGAAGATCGTTAAGAAGGATGGTTATTGGAACTATGATAAGTCAGAGTTCGATTCAGTATCACCACTACTTGATGACGATGATGCATTAGAGGCATTATGGAAGAAGCAGTATTCTCTTTCTGCTGTAACTGCTCCTGATCAGTTCAAGTCTTATGAAGATTTGAAGAAACGTCTTGATTATGTTCTCGGTCAGAAACCACCTGCACGTCGTGTATTCGATGAAGAGTTGGAAGACGAGAGTGAAGGTCGTGGATCATTTACTCCAGATTTTAAGAGTAAAGCACCAGTTGCTGCTGCTCCAGTAGCATCTGCTAGTGGAGACGAAGACGACGCATTAAAATACTTCCAGCAATTAGCGGAAGAGTAATTTAGCCAGGGAAAATTAGCTTTAGCTTCCAAAAAAGGCGGAAAAAAGCCTCCGGTATTTTTTCGCCCTATTACTTTTTTTATTGATATAGTCTAATATTCTGACCTTGCTTAAGGGTTCCATCTATGTACTGGGTGGAACCTTTTTTATATGTCATTAATTCTTCTAAATCATCTATTACAAGTGCTAGATAACGTGTTTTTAGGAGATATATGTTTCTTTTTGCATTTTCGATCTTTTCTTCATATTGGTAGTTTGTGACCTCAGTTACTGTATTGGCATTAGTGATATTTTGTTGTTCATCTAACCACCAGTCGTAATAGGAGAAAGTCATGCCAGAATCAACTTCTAACCCTTTTTCCAACATTACGACTCCTTTGCTATTTTTGATTTCTTGAGTTTCGTAGTGATGTACGTCTTCGAGTGCAGCATGAGTTCCATACTTATCTAAGAGAAATCTTTCAAAATCTCTTTGCATCAATGGCCACTCTGTTTGGACATTAGTGATATTGTTGCAAATTAGGACTAACCAGTCTAAAGACGGATCTTCATAAAAATCATTGGCAACGTTATCGGGACGATCATCACCCATAATTTGATATTTGTCAAAAGTTGTCATATCTTGGAAAATATCTTCCCTTAATTTTCCTCTTTTGAATAGATTTTTTACAGTAATAAAATCTGATATCTTAGCATCGGGAAGACGACTAGTATATTCAAAATCTGGAACGTAACTGAAATAATTTGACATTTTAGAAACCTATCTCTGCTAAATCGCTTTTACCATAATCATCATTAAAGATTGGTTCAAGTTCGGTAAAGGTCATTGTTACTTGATATTGTGTCATTACACCATCATCATATGTGGAGTAATTTCCTGATGGTGTATATTGCACACCAAAACTTTGTAATGCACATTCTTTAAATTTGTTTAAATATGGGTGTTCTCTACCACCTTCACCTCTAAACTTATATTTTAATTGGAAGGTATGAGGTGATTTTAGAAATAGATTTGATTTACTTCTAATGGGTGCCATTCCTTGCTTAAAGAATCTTATAATTTTCATTACTATTTTTGCTTCCTCTTTACTTCTTGGTGACAATACAAAACTAAAATTGAATGGACGTAATTGAGGTGCATTAAAGAGCAATTCCATATTTGGGTTGAGAATTGCACCAGTAGTCCTTGCTATCATATTTTGGTTACCAGATGCCATACCAGCAATTGCTCTAGCAAGACCAGATTTTGCTTCACCAGAATTTCGTGCTACTTTCCTAGCACTATCTACCAAACTATCAACTGCAGCACCAGGACTATCCATAATACCATCTAACGCTGCTTTGGCGACTGCAGCTTGTATCGCATTCATGTTATCTGGACCCCAGGAGACTGCTTGGTTGTCTGCAATCCCTGCTGGAATTGGTAGAATTACGGTTCCAATTGAAGTTCCTTGTTGTCTATCTTCAAAACCAAATTGCTTCTCATTGAATTTCTTTGGTCGATACTTTAACATATCAAATTGTAATATATCCTGTGTAGGACTTATTTTTTGTGGGTAGATATAAGTACCAAATTGTATTCTTGTTCCTGCTGCATTAGTTGCTGGATTACCAGATTGTAATGCATCTACTTGTGCTTGTTGTTGTCTTCCTATTTCTATCTCTTCTTTAGTTGCTTTATTACCTTTTAATAGTTCTTTTGTTTCGGCAGGACTAAGATCTGTGGTTTTTTGAACCATTTCGTTTGCTTTTTCTCTTATTTTAGGTAGATTTCCTTCTACAAATGCTTTATCATTTTCGTTAGCACCACCCCACCAATTTTCGTTATATTCTATAGTTCCGTCTGTATTGAGAGTTCCTACACGTTTATCTGCTAAAAATTCCTCATTATAGATTTCTATTTCTCCGGTCTGTTCATTAACCAGGGTGAAATATGCTTCGTTAGTTTTTGGATCTGGGAATCTATTTGCTACAGCATCAGATCCGTAATATCCGGCCTTGGTCGTCATCTAAATGATACTTTTTATTTATTTAGGAGGAATTTACCATACTGTAATCCAAGGAGTTCATCTAGTTCTGGATAATAGACTACATGCAACTTTCCAACGACCTCAGCCCACGTATAATTTCTATATTCTTGCCAGTGAAAGTTTAATCCTCTAAATCCCCAATTAAAGAGACCTACACATGCAATAAGGGGATGTTGGTCATAAGTAATATCTGGAGTTTTTGGTTGATATACAAAAGTATAGAAATTTCCTGGTTCTGGATATAATGCTTCTTCCTTAAAGACATCCATGATGATAATCATCATTTCTTCTACATCATCAGTATTTGCTTCTTGAATTTCTCTTTTAAGTTTCTCTACTCTTGCGGTTGGATGATTTTTTAGATACTCTGATTCAGGGGAATCTAGATATTGTTGAAATCCTTCTTGTGAACTTAATCCAAAATCTTCTAAATTTGCCATTATCTAATACCTAGTTCTTTTTCGGTAATGATCTTAAATTCAATTTTCCTATCAGCACACCATTCCTTTGCTGCTTTCCATTTGGCAGTATTTACAGCATAAGTCTTACATTCGTAGAGATATGATTTTGTCACTCTTTTTCTTGCTTTTGGTTGTCTGGTTTGTTTATCTGGTTTAACTTCAATTACATAGGTTTTAATTTTACCACCACTTTCTTTTACTTTAATGATAAAATCTGGGAAGTAGCGATGAACACGTTTATCAACAGGAGATTTGTAGGGGATCCAGAATTCTTCACTTCCCCATTGTAGAATGTTTTCATTTAGATCGCAGTAGTTACAAAATCGTCTTTCCCAACTACTTCGACAAATAATATTCTTAGAATCACCCTTATATTTCTTGGGATAGGTTGGTTTGAACCTACTTTTAATACTTTCTCCCATTATCTCATATACATAATATATAAGGTCAAATAATATTTATAAATGCCTACACCTACTAAACCAACTAAAAGATCGGTCTCCGATATTAAGGCTCACCTTCTTAGACCTGCTACCACCTCTCATTTTGAGGTTGATATTCCTGTACCTGGATCCACTAATTTCAGAAATAGGTTAGGAATACAGAAAGAAAAGTTGCAATTGATGTGCGATTCTGCATCTCTTCCTGGATCTAATCTTGCAACAGTAGATATTAATAATGATCGTACTGGTGTTACTGAGAAGCATGTGCATCGTAGGATCTTTGATGATAGAATTGATTTAAGTTTTTATGTGGATGCAGGAAATTATCTTCCTATAAGATTTTTTGAGTCTTGGATAGAGTTTTCAACTAATGGAAGGTTCCCAGGTTCGGGGGATAATTCTAGAGAGTTACTTGATTCAATTTATTATTATAGGATGCAGTACCCAGATGAATATATTGCTGATCAAGGGTTGAGAGTAAGAAAATTTGAAAAAGATTATGATAGTGTGTTAGAATATGAGTTTGTTAGGAGTTTTCCTATTTCTATAGCTTCTATGCCTGTTTCTTATGATGCATCTTCACTTTTGAAGTGTACCGTATCCTTCAGTTATATTAGATATGTGGTTCTTCCTTCTAGTTCTTCTGGACGG